AATATAGAAACAGAAATAGAAATCGAGGAAGAAACTACAGGTTCTGTAGAAGTTGAACTTTCTGATAAACACGAACAAGAAGTTGAAGAATATAGTGAAAAAGTTCAAAAAAGAATCGACAAACTCACTTACAATCAACGAGAAGCAGAACGTCAAAGGGATGAGGCGATTCGAGTTGCTGGTGCTTTACGCAATAAAGTTGAAGAATTTGAACAAAAAAATTCACAAACAAACCAAGCTCTTTTTCAAGAATACAACGGTAGAGTTGTTACTGAACTTGAACTGGAAAAAGATAAGTATCGCAAATCTATAACAGAAGGAGATATTGAGGCACAATTAGCTTCACAACAAAATATCGCAAAACTTGCTGTTGAACAAGAAACTTTATCCCGCGCTCAAAAACAACGAGAAGCTCAAGCTAAAAATGGAAAAGCTCAACAACAACCTCCTGCGGTTGATCCCAGAGCAACCACTTGGGCAAAGAAAAAGGAAAATTCTTGGTTTGGAAGGGATGAGGCCATGACAGCTGCCGCTTTTGCAATTGATAAAAAAATGCAAGAAGAGGGAACAGATCCTACAGCAGCTGATTATTATGAATTATTAGATGAAAAGATTCAGGAAGCCTTTCCACATAAATTTGAAAAGGAAAGTAAATCGTTTCCTGTTCAAGCAGTTGGTAGGAATAGTGTAGGTACAAACCCCAATACTAGAAGGACCAAAAAAGTAAAACTCACAGCAAGTCAGCAAGCAATTGCTAAAAAACTTGGTGTGCCACTAGAAGAGTACGCAAAGTACGTCTGATATAGGAGTATAATATGACAGACCGCAACTCCCGTTCTGCTGAAGTACGAGTAGAAAAAACTCGCAGAAAACCTTGGCAACCACCGTCTAGTTTAGACGCACCTAAACCGCCTCCAGGATATAAATATCGCTGGATTCGTGAAAGCATCCTTGGGCAAGAAGACAAAACGAATATGTCTAAGCGTATTCGTGAAGGATTCGAGCCAGTGAGGGCTGAAACTCATCCTGAGTTTCAAGGACCCACAATTGAGGATGGAAAACACGCAGGTGTTATTGGCGTTGGTGGCTTAATCTTAGCAAAAATAGACGAAACAATAGTCGATGAACGAACTGCTTATTTTAAAAAAATGACAGATGAGTCCATGCAGGCTGTTGATTCTGAATTAATGAGGGAAAGTAATCCCATTATGCCTATCGAACAACCGAATCGTCAGACGAAAACGGAGTTTGGTACAAAACGGGATCTTTCTGAAGATTAACCTTTAATATGGGTAAATAAATTATGGCAAATGTTAATGACCCGAATGGGTTTACACCAGCTTATCATTTAACTGGTGGAACCATTAGACCTGCTCAAATGAGGATCCAAAGTGCTTACGACACCGCTATTTATAGTGGCGATGTTTGTAATCTTTCTGGCGGATACCTTATTCAAGGCACGGCTACTGGTGCTCCTATTGGAGTATTTGCTGGCGTTTATTATGAGAAGACGGATGGTTCTCCTGTATTCGCAAGATATTGGACTGCTGATGTGGCAACTCTAGGAAGTATAGATGCTCAAGCCTACATATATAACGATCCTGACATCGTTTATGAGGCTCAATTTACTGCTGGTACACCAGCGGTGAGTTTTATTGGCAACACGTATACTCTTTCAACAACGGCAGGTAGTACATCTACTGGTCGTTCAGCTGAAGGCGTTACTGCTACTACTTCTTCTGGCGTTGCTCGATGTGTTGGCTTTGTCGACACACCAAGCAATTCAATAGGTGCGAATGCTAGAGCCTTTTTCCGTTTCCCCGCTAATCCATTTGAATAAGGAGATAAGTAATGGCAATTAATAGAGCGCAGCTCGTTAAAGAACTTGTTCCAGGACTGAATGCTTTATTCGGACTAGAGTATGCACGCTACGCCAATGAGCACACGATGATTTTCGATACCGAAAGTTCTGATCGTGCTTATGAGGAAGAAGTAATGCTCTCTGGTTTTGGAGAAGCAGCAGTTAAAGGAGAAGGCGCTGCAGTTAAATATGACACTGCCCAAGAAACTTGGACAGCTCGTTATGTACATAGTACTGTAGCTTTAGCATTCTCTTTGACTGAAGAGGCGATGGAAGATAATCTCTATGATACCCTGTCTGCAAGGTACACCCGTGCACTTGCTCGTTCAATGCAACAAACTAAGCAGATTAAAGCTGCGAATGTGTTGAATAATGGCTTTAGTACAACTTATCCTGGTGGCGATGGGAAACCATTAATGACCACCGATCATGGTACGTTGACTGCTGGAGACCTGAAGAACGAACTAACCACGGCAGCAGACCTTAATGAAACATCTATGGAACAAGCATTGATTGATCTTGCTGGTTTTAAAGATGAAAGAGGTCTGAAAGTTAATGCTCAAGCACAACGATTAATTGTGCCACCAGCATTACAGTTCATTGCAGATCGGTTACTGAATACACCTGGACGTGTAGCAACTGCAGATAATGACATCAATGCTATTAGGAACATGGGAATGATTCCTGATGGCTATGCTGTTAATCATTATTTGACAGACACGGACGCGTGGTTCCTTAAAACTGATGTTCCTAATGGAATGAAACATTTCGTCAGAACCGCTGTTTCCACTAACATGGAAGGCGATTTTGAAACTGGAAATGTACGATACAAAGCGCGAGAAAGATACAGCTTCGGCTGGTCTGATTGGCGTGGTATCTTTGGTTCCCCAGGAGCATAGGGCTTAAACGCGAGCTTAAATCTTACAAATATGTAAGTGGAACCGGTGATGCGGGGGTTTCTCTCTCAACCCGCATCAACTTTCTAGGATAACTTTACCTATCGACTGACCTAGCAGACTAAGCCAAAGACGATAGGCTTTTTTCGGGAGAAAAAATTATGGCAAATTCAAGTTTTACTGGACCAATCAGGTCCAAAAACGGTTTTATAACTTACCGAGTTAATTCCACAACAGGAGCAGAAACTACTTACGGAACTAGAGAAGGCGGTGCGTACCAAATTGGTAGCACAACTGGAACAAGTTCAATACTAGGTTTTGCACCTACGGACTTTTTTACTGGTAAAGGTTCTAACCCAGACTCAATTATCAACCCTTTCACAAGTGGCACAACTTCTGTAACAGACTCTTTAGGAAACGATATTCCTTTAGGATCAGCTCTTTACTACGGTGACAGAGTATTTAGATATGGTTTAGCAGGTGGTGTTGCATTAACAGCAGGTAAACTTGTTCAAACATACGTTGCAACAGCAGCCGATCACCAAGACTTAGCCCCAACCGCAGCAGTTGCTGCGGGTGAGTATGCGATTTCAGTAGAAACAGCAGGAACTGACCTTACTTTAAATCAGTACGCAGGTGGTTATCTTTATGTAAATGATGCTGCTGGTGAAGGACAATGTTTAAAAATTGCTTCTAATCCAGTACACGATCATTCGGATGATCCTTCCGTTATCATAACTTGTTACGATGCATTAGCTACAGCACTAACAACTTCATCTAAGGTTTCTTTAATTCAAGACCCTTGGTCTGCGGTTCTAGTTGCACCAGCAGCAGAAACAGGTGCGGTAATGGGTTGTCCAATTGTAGATATGGCAGCCAGTGCTTATGGTTGGTTCCAAACTTATGGACCAGCAGCAGTATTAACTGTAGGAACTATAGTGCTTGGGCATAATGTAGTGAGATCAGCAACAGTTGCAGGTGGCGTAGCCCCCGCAACAAGCGACATCTTAGATATCGTTGGTACATGTATGTTGGTTGATGTAACTACTGATTACTCATTAATTAAACTAAACATATAAGCAGGGGTAAATTATGGCTAATACAGTCACAGGTCCCACTAATCAAGATGATGGTGAAAGAAAGCTCATCGTTTATTGTTCTGTTTATTCCGACGGAAGCGCAAGTAGTACCACTTTACTAGATGTTTCTGCACTAAACACATCTACTCTAAATGGTGAGTCTTGCGCACACGTCACATTAAATAGAATCTGGTACACAGTAAGTGGAGCACCTGATGCTCC